GGTGTAAAAAACTACCCAGCCGAATTGACCGATCAAACAATTCACCTACGTCAGCACACCCAGTTGCTTTTATCAGGGCTTCAATTTTTGGGTTCACATCTTCTCCTTGAGCTTGGCTTCAATGGCTCGGGCGTAATCTTCTTCCCATCCAACGCAACTGTTAAACCCAATTACCTTGCTTGTAATTGCGCTGATCTCCTCATCCGTCAGCCCTACCCACGGGCGCTTTGTACTGTCGTGCATCATCTTTTGGTATTGAGTGCTATCCCAATACTGCGCTTCCGACAGGAGTTGAATGCATATGTGGCGGCGTTCTTCTGCCGTGTAGTTGGCTCGGTTAAGCCAGTCTGATTGGTTGTTCATCTGTCCCCCCTCTCGTTCTCATCCATCCAGAACCACAGGTACACAAGGCCAAAAAACACAAGACCGCCCACCATAAACCCAATGAACCCCAAGAGGATTGTTGTTACGATTGTTTCCATTCAACCTCCGAACAGTTTCTGCAACTCGGTGTACAAGTGTCTCGCCTCGCCCACATTCAAGTCTCGCAGTATGCACAGCGCATCGTACACAGCACGCGCTTCAAGCACAGGCTTGGCCAGCACCCTATCCAACGCTTCTCGGCCCTTGTCTGTGTCCTGGGTAGGCTCGGGGGCCAGCGCGGCGATGCCTTGCGCTTGTGGCTTTGCGGCTTTGGGCTTGTCGCGTGCTATGCCCAGCTTCTTGTTCATCTGCTTTCTCTTGGCTCCGCTGACCAGTGGCTTGTAGTAAACGCGTTTTGCTTCGAGGTTGCCCACCTCGTTGGTGCTTACCATTTTGTTGCGAACCATCTGCGAGATGAGGGAGCCTATCGAAGCCTCTTTAAAACCCGAAGCTATAAAAACCTGTCGTACATCGGCGCGTAAGCAGCCAGGGTTGTCTTTGATGTAAACGAAGATGTCTTTGGATAGGTTGCCCGTGAGGGCGGGCGCGGGGATTGATGTGATTTGTGCCTGTGGTTGTGTTTGTGCTTGCATGGTCTGCTGCTCCTCTTCTTCCCATTCGTTGATGGTGGTTGATAAAACTTGGTTCTTGATTGCGGTGGTCAATGCGGTTTGTAAGTCGGGCATTTTTAGTCCTTGGCTAGTAGAAAAAAGATGGCGGATAAAAGGGTGAATACGACAGCGACATAGATCAATGCGCTCTCGATGAAGTAGCACCAATCAGGGCGTATGCCAAGCAGTGCAGCCTGGATAAGCTCCTCGTCTCGCGTCATGGTGCTGGGCCTGCCGTTGTACATCAGGCCGATCTTTACTTTGCCCGTGTCGTAGGGCGGTGTGTGGTAGTGCATTTGTGCTTCTCCGTTTTTGAAAATGTACCTCGCAAATAAACTTCTGTCAAGTGTTGGACAAGTTAGTGGTTGCTACGCCCTCCATATAAATAAATCCAAGGCCAGCACAATCAGTGCGACCAGCACGACAACGCGCTGTATGCGCTCGGACATGGTGTAGTTATTCATCAGACTTCTCCAGTTGTGCATCGTCAATCATGTGCTTGGCGATCTCGTACCAATTCACATCCGACAGAAATGCCAACGCGTAGTCCACAGCAATATTGCCTTCGCCCCCGCCTGCTTCATAGATGTGCCCCTCCACATAATCTTGCAGCACATGGCTCAAGTCCCACACATCAAGCGTCAGGTCGAACAGTTCGGCTTTGTCCGCGTCATCGAATATCTCCAGGTTCACACGCCATGTGGCGTAGTTGGTCCAGCCGTTGTAGGTCTTGTCAGTCATCTTTCATCTCCTCTAGTAAAGCCGCCTGATCTTCGGGATAAAGATCATTGAACGGCACGAAATGGTTCTCTTGGCAGCAAGAGTAGCTGTCCCCCTTGGGGGTCACGCAGTACACGCAATAAAGTTCTTCAAACATGAATGTTCCTTTTGATTAAAAAGCCCCGTGGGACGCCATGTCCCACGAGGACTGACACCCGTCAGGCAAGCAAGGCGGGCAGGGGTTGGCTACGCACATGAGACCAGTTGAGGTAGTAGCAGAGCACCTCGGCAATCGTACTGGCAGACTTACCATTACGCACGAAGTCGTGCATCGCGGCAACATCGCGGTCGAGCGCGGCTTTGTAGATGTCTTGCTCATACGAGGACAGGTCTTGCTCACGCGTGAATGTCGTGATGCTTGGCACCCAGTTGGCAAAGATGGTATCGATGGTCACCATGGGCATAGCCTCTAGGCACGCCTCGACCGCCTCTACATCCGCGTCAAACAGGTACTCGCCAAGCAACTCGATGTCTTCCAGGGTCATGGGCTCTACGTCAATCATCGCATCATCGGCCCACTCGTAGTCGTCCTCGTTGAACTTGGGGTCATGCGCTGACACAGATGCCTTGCGTGGTGCGACCTCACCCATGTACATGTCGTCATAGATGTCATCACCGCCCCAGCCACCATACTTGCCGTAGGTGGAATAGCTGGAATACCGACTGGCGTGCTTGCTAGACGAGTAGTAGTTGGGTATCAGGCGCGTGGGTCTCCATGCGTAGGTGTTGCTGAACCACAGACCATCGTGCTCAACGCCCTGGTCGTAGTTGACATGGGCCATACGACCCTCGCCATCCATGAACACAAAGCGGTTGTCGCCGATGTAGTCAGCAACCATGGTCAAGAACGACTCATTGTGTATGAGCGTGGGGTGCTCATGCACAGGGTCAGCAAGGTAGGTCTTGATGAAGTGCCAAGTGTCGGACTTGGTGGTGTCAGCGGCGTTGCCCGTCTTCAACACGCCGTTGTGCATCATGGCAACATAGCCAGGGACAACATCGTAGGGGTGGCAGTTGATGAGGTCGGTGTCGCCGTGTGTAGTCCAGCGGAAGTGGATGGCCAACTCGCGGTCATCGTTGGGTAGCTTGGTGATGAACGCAGTCGCATCGGCAAGACTCTTGGGCAGAATCTTGACGACCTTCAACCCCTTGGTTGTTGAGTACATGATGCCGATACCATCGGGGTTCGATGTGTGGATGTCAGAGATGAGGCCAGCGGTCTCGAGCAGGGTCGAGCGGATTTTGGCAGACTTGCCAGTGATGATGAGACACATAGTGATTTTTCCTTGATTGTTATTTGATTAAACGCGGTCAACACAAGCCAACTCAGCGGGTGCTGAATTCTTGGCGGTAGCACGGCGGCGCACGCCATACCAGTCGGCAAGGTTGGGATAGGTGTTGTTGGTGGTACGCAACCACTTGATGAAGCTCGAGTAGTCAAGGTCGCGGTAGCTTGCGACACGGCAGAACATGACAGCGGCATGGGTGAACTCGATCTGCGCCAACAAACGCTCACGCTTGAGAGACGAGCGGAAGATGCGAAGCTCGATGGTGTTGAAGCTGCGCTCACCGACATACTGCACACCCAAGCGCTCAGCCTCGGCACGCTTCAAGCAGGTCGTGTTGACCATGCGGTAGCGGCGGTTGCTCTTGCCATTGAGGGCGTGCTTGGGGTTGTCGAGGTGCACCTGCTCTTCTGCCGCGCAGTACTCACGCGCTTGCTTGTCCACTGATGGATGACGACCAGCGATACGGCGCACGAAGTCCACGTTGGTACTGGCATTGATGAGCATGAGGAACTTGCCCAGCGTCATTGCCGTGAAGGCACGCGAGTCGATGTGTACATGCATACCGCACGACTCTTTGTCCCAGGCAGAGAAGTTCGATGGGATGCCCTCGCCAAACCATTCACCGAAGCGCTTGATGTGCTCGCCCAGTTTGCGCGGTGCAGTCACGACCTCGAAGCCGCCATGGGGCAGCGAACCATCGGACTTGCATACGCAGTAGTCTTCGCCCAGTGCGCCGCGCACAAGCTCGACTGCGCTGCCAACAGACCCATCCGTTGCCATCTCCAACTCAACCCCCATGAGGAAGTCACCGAAGGGCGAAGGCGTGAAGCTCGTGTCCCTGGCCACAAAGTCTGTGACCACAGTCATGTAGCTCATCAGACGATTGGGTTCCTCTTCAGCGTGGTAGTCGTCATCGTCGTCATCGTTTTCTTCCAACTCTGAGTCGCGGTCGTATGAGTAGTACGCCTGCTCACGCTCAGACCACTGTGCATCGTCTGACTGCCAGTACTCTTCTTGGTCTTCGACCCATACTGCGCGGTCGTCACGGCACGACTCACACCATGTACGCATACGCCCACCATCGCGCACCTCAACAGTCTCGTGCGCGTGCACTACGTGTTCGCAGTAGGTAAACTCCAGGTTGGTCATGACACCGGCATTGCTTAGCGCCGTCTCAATAGACGGGAACGCTGCAATCATGCGATCCATCAGGTGGCCGTTGCTGTGGTCTGCAAACCAGCTATCGAACTCATCCGCATCCTGGTCTTTGATTGCTTCGCGCACTTTGCGGCCAAGCTCGGTGTAGTGGCTACGCATACGCATGAATTGCGACTGGTCAATGCGTATGCCTTTGTAGTACGCCCGGTTGGGCGTTGGTGAGTCCAGCCCCAGCTTGATGCGTGCGTTGCGTCTGATGCGATCTACCCGTGCGCCAATCAGCGCGGACTTGCGTCCGTAGAACGGAGAGTCCAGCAAGCCAAGCAGTCTTTGTTGCAACGCGTAGCCCTCGAGGTCGAACCATGCGCGCTCGGCTGTGGTCAGCGGCTCCACGACATATGATGCCGCGTCAAACGCAATGCTCCATGTGTTGTCGTCAATCATGTACTGCATGGCTTCGTCCAAACTGGTGCGTGACAAGACTGAATTCATATCAGAGTAAGAGCGACTGAGCCACGGGGACTCAATGCCTGCACTGCGCGTTGCTTCAACGAAGCAGGTGTTCGGGTTGTTGAACAGGCAGGGGTTGGATACGCCCTTGATGGCAAGCCACACACGAGTGTTGAAGGCTTCGGCTACAAACACATGGCGGTGCTTGATGTGGTTGACGTTTGTTGCGTCAAGCTCGTCGTTGACGAAAGTAAATGTTGCGTGATACATTCTCATTTGATTCTCCAGTTATGGTTGTGTGCCTGTGACCGACAGGCGGCGGTTTGTGGGACATGGTGTCCCACGGACTTCAGATGTAATCAATTCCTGAACCTTTGCTTTTGCTTCCTTTCTCTTTGATGTAGTCGTTAATCAAGCCATGGACTTGGAAGCCCATGCCGAATGCGCCGATGAAGAACCCGATACCCACCAAGGGGAACGCGCCTTCGAGCATGATGTTGTAGCTGAACGCAATTAAGTGATACAGCACAGTGAATAAAAAGATGTGGCTTACAACGAACATTGATCTCATGACAATTCCCTTTCAAGTTGATTCAAAATACACATAGCAATGTCTTGCTGGTTCAGCACCAGTGCGCCCTGCACTTGGATCACCAAGTCGAGCAAGCGTGCACGCTCAGCGTCAGCCAAGGCTGACTGCGCGTCTTCTCTGTCGATCAGGTCTTGGTACGAGTCCATGACTGCGTAGTGGTGTGCGTCTAGTCCTTTCATGTTGTCAGCACCCATGACTTGAGCGCCTCGATTGCTTGCTCTGGCGTATCGCACGCCCCCAATTCGGTTTCACTGAAGCAGGTAGTACCCGAGTCCCACCCCGCCTCGGTAGGCACGCCTGTGAACACCCAGTCCTCGCCATCCCAATGTGCTTTTGTGTTTGCCCAGTTCATGTTGTCTCTCCTTGTGTTGCTTCGACCATCTTGTGCGCTAGGTTCAGCGCCATGGTGGCCACCACCATGGCGATGGCTTTCTCTGATCCGCTGAATCTCTCGCAGTACTCCATCAAGTCCTCGAGTGAATCGGGCGTGGCCACAAAGCCTGTTGTTGGTATCGGGTTCTTCATTTCAATCTCCTTGGTTGGTTGGTGTGTAAGTCATGCCATCAAAGCCCGACATATATTCGGACTCATGCTCCGCCCCGTAGCGGAAGCCCACATGGCGGTATGTCCCATCGTCTCGCTTGCCGCACGCATAGAAGAACCCCATCGGCCACTCTGATCGGCACCTGAAGGCACTACGTGCCCACCTTGCGCGTGTCTGCTCTATCTGCTGGCGCTTCCACTCAAGATAGAAGGTGGGCGCAAACCAGTCCCCAAACTCATGGCGTGCGTCATACATTGGCCAGTCTTCCATCTTGTGGTTGGCCATCCAGTCGGGCACAACCCGTTCGAGTGCTTCGAACATCTCCACATCGAGCAACTCATACGAGTCGGGGAACGCACGCATTTGCATTGCTAACAGTTGGTCTTTCATTGCACTTCCTCCATATGAAACTCTTCTTCAACACGAGACGACACGACGTTTATCGAGGCGTGCTCACCAATGATTGGCTTGCCCTCAGCGAACACATAGTCCACGGGTTGTTTGCGCTCGTACAGCTCTGCGAGCACCGCATCGCGCATGGAGTCAGACAACCCCTTGGGCATGACCAGCGCGAACCAGTCGAATGGTTCAGCGTTGTACCCGTGTGGGGCAAAGGGGTTCTTGGCGTATCCGTAGATACGCAGGACTGTTACTTTCATTTGCTTTCTCCTTGGTTAAAGTGTGCAGAACCAGCGTGCCCTGCCAATTCGTGCGGTGCGAAGCTTCAGCTTTTTGGTCTGCCTGATGTAGCTGTTGAACATCTTCACAAGCACAGACTCCTCTGCGCCTGTTTTGGTGGGGCGCATCACATCGGACTCGATGATGACGAACCCCTTCTCTACCATGATGCGGTGCATGGCCTCCCAGTCGTAAACGACTATCGTCCGTGTGGGTATCGGCGTTGCTGTTGCAGTGAATGCGGCGTCTGGTAATTCCGCGTATTTCATACCATCACCTCTTTTTCTTGTATCCACCAAAAAGTTTCGGGGTACTTCTTCTTCACCCCGCGCAAAAAAGCCTCGGCTTTGACTTTGTCGTCAAACACCGAGTCGATGTGTGCACCATCTGTGTCGCTGAAAAACAATATCCATACACACTTCATCTCAATCTCCTTCAGGCTATGGTGAAAGCTGTGCGCGGCGTAGCCCAATGCCGAGTACAGCGTGGGAGAGAAACCTCTCCCGTGGTGGGACACTATGTCCCACCGATGAATGTTCCCTTTGACACCCGTTAAGGTCACAGCCCGTGCCAGGTTGCAGGCACAGGCTCGCCTTGGGACAGACGCTTGATGGTGTCAAGCGCTTGACTGATCTGCTTGGTGAGAGCTTCGTCCCCTTCGGACTGTGCCCGCCCCAAGTCTTTGAGCGTGCGCCTGAGTAAGCGGGCTTTCTGCTTGCCGTGCAGGATGTCAGGCACAGTACGCACAAAGGGTCGCTTGCGTTTCGCCTTGGGTGTGTGCGGCACAGCATCGAACAGGTCGACCACTCGGTTCTTTATATGCTGCGGCACATAGTCCGCCCAGTGACGGCGCTCTGGGTACAGTTGCAATGGCGTCTGATTATGTTCACGGCGCATGAGTGTGAGCCGTTCAGATAGCGTGTCGAGTACCGCCAGATACGCTTGCAGGGCAGTCGTGCGCTCAGTACTGCCCCCCTTGTAGCGCATGACAGAGCGCACAATCTTGCGCTCATGTGTGAGAGGGGCGACCAACTCCCCCCAGTGCAAGTCCATCTGCGCTCGGTGCGCTCGGTCTGCGCGGCGCTTTGCCTTTTGCTCTGCGATGATTATCTTCACCTGTTCTATCTCAGAGGGGTGCAAGCCCTTGGTTACGAGTGCGTTGTGTATCTGTTTCTCGCCCATTGCGAGATACTTTGCGTAACGATATGCCATGATTATTCCCTTTCGTGGGACATGGTGTCCCACCGCTGTTAAAAACTATCCGTGATTGCCCCGAGTGGGACGAGTTAGTGCCAGTGAAATGTGCTTGATACACAAGGTTATTTTACTCTACTGTCCCTCATATCCATTGTTTTTGGAAAGAAGTATTACCCTTGACAGATTGTCAAGCGGGGTCAAAACAGCGGGACTTTTCAAGATGATAAATCCGGCAATTCTGAACGCGCACGAATACACATCTCTATATCTATATCTATATAGATATAGATATATATGAGGGACAGTAGTACGCCAAGCTGTATATGAATCAACCACTTACGAGTGTCTCACGCTCGTCCTACTGCGTGCAATCTGGGATAGCTATTTTTGTGCCTCTTTTTTAGGCAGTTTCCGCACCAAGTTGGTGCGGAATGGGTACCCCGATGGATTCGAGGTAGCTGGCGCAGACTTCTGCGCTTGTGTGCAAGAGATGCGTTCTCCCCACGCAGGTCTCCCACATCTGGACTTCGCGCCAGCGTTTGCCGCCCCTCTCAAGGCAGGGGATGTAGGACTTGATGACGACTCCGTGTGTGGTCAGGTTGATGTGCTTTTTCATGGTGGTTCTCCAATGGTGGGACAGGGTGTCCCACGGGGTTCGGGCAAGATCGCCCCCACAACCCACGCTAGACGCATGGGCTGGGAGAGTTGACTTACTTTATGCCCAATAGTGTTGGTCGTTGCGTGCTTCACGGCGAGTGGAATACACAAAAGGCATGGTTTCCCATTGCCCACAAACACGGCGTTGTACTTGCCATAACCCAAAGATGCGTTCGACTCTAGTTTTGTAGCGAAAATAAAACATGATTGACTTTCAAAGTTATGCAGGTTGGACAGGAAAAGAAACAGCGGCATGGTTAGCCGCTGTCGGGGGAACGAAAAAGCCGTGGGACAGCGTGTCCCACCAATCAAGCCAAGGACTTCAACAGGGCGATAGCGGCACGAACCTGGGCGGCTCTGTCCTTGCCCTCGAAGTTGCTCAAGAAGCCCATGCCCAGCTCACGAGCTTCACGGGTAATGCGCCCATGGCTCTTGGGTGTGGCGGGCTTGTCGGCTTTGAACCACACCATGACATTGCGACCCCACGACTTGCGTGCGGGGTCGTTGCGGCTCTCTCGGGTAGATTCCTTGCCGTTGTAGAACACGGCATCGCCCGACTTGTTCCAAGTGAAATTGCACTTGTACTTGTCGGCGTGTACAGCGGCAAGTGCCGCCAACAGCGTGGGACATGGTGTCCCACCAAGCGACTTTGCCGCTTCCTGCATGACATGGGCATACGATGTACCCGCATCAAGGAAACCAGAGTAGGCGGCGGTGACTTTAGTGATTTGTGTTTGATTCATGATTACTTCTCCAGATGACAATGCCCCGCAAAGTGGCGGGGCGACACAGCGGCTGAGTTCCCCCAACCGATGCCTCTATTGTATGGAAGGGGGTAAACGATAGCTCTCGTTTAGCTCGTGGGTAGCCGATATGCGTGTACTTTCGACCCCACCATACCCCCACCAACCCCTATTGGCAGCACGGCGGCTACTTGCTATGAACACTGTTTCTGTGCCATAAATCAATCTTTTGTAATACTTAACCACTACCCCCATAAATTTTTTAAAAAATTCTACAAAACCCCTGTCCAACGATTGACAGGTGGTATATTACACATGTTGGTGAAAGCAAGGCAGTTAACTGAAGTGAGAGAGCCCAGTCGTTAGATTCTGCATGCGCCCGGAGCCACTCAGGGCCACCAACAACTTACACGCATGGGGATTGGCTCCGAGAGTGCCGGAGCAACGAAGGGCAGTGCCCCCTACCAGTCCCCAGCCGTGTTGGTGAGCGAGGCCACCTGATGTAACAGGGAACCGTAGGGATGGACTTGATTCGTAAGCCTGAACCCACCCCGTCACCAACACCCCCAAAACGAAAAAGTCCCCTGACCGTTGCCAGTCAGGGGATGAAGAGGGGGGATAATCACAAACCCCCGGAGGAGAAGCAAATGAGCATTTTTGCTGGTTGGCCGAAGGCCAACTGGCAACTGCTTGCACACTTACCGGGATTGAGTGTACATTAGCTCAATCGCAGGTTCAAGGGCTTATGCGCGTATGCTGGATCATTTAATAGATTTCTCTCCCGAGGTGAGTACTCACCAAGGGAAAAGCGTTGCCGTAAACAAACTGTCCCCGGCAGATTTGGTGGACGCCAAAGTAAAGACTGCCGACTGGCTCAAGGGGCTTGGTGCGGTTGATACCGACAAAGCGGTGGCACAAGCAGAGATTGACGCCGCCAGGGCGTCTTTTACCGGGATGATTACGGCGGTCCCAGCCGAGATCACACACAAACACCTGTCACAGATAAAAACCCCAGCGGCTGTACAGCATCTGGTTGGAATGCTGTCTGCATACGACTGGGAATTTGTGGAACGCGCCAAAGAGATTCGTGGCTACACCGTGGCCAAACTGCTAGAAGAAGCAGAGAACCCCAACGCCAACATCCGCCTGAAGGCGCTTGGTCTTTTGGGAAAAATCACGGAAGTGGGGCTGTTCACCGACAAGATTGAGGTTAAGAAGGAGTCTTTGAGCGACGATGAGATCGACCAGAAGATCAAAGACAAGCTCAACAGGTTCATGGGCGTCACCGACGCCGCATTGATCGAGGACATAGAAGTTAGTACTCACACACCCACGGCTAATGAAGCTCAACGACCTGACGCTCTCCCCAACTGAGATCGCTGCTATCCAGCAGGCGCTCCCGACTCTCTCTATCAAGGAGAAGATGGAGCTGTTTGACATGCTCGAAGAGCGTGAGCGGCGCTACGGTGTGGCAGCAGCACGCCAGGACATGATTTCCTTTGCCAAACGGGTCTATCCAGGCTTCAAAGTGGGTCCGCACCACAGGAAACTGGCCAAAATCTTCACCGATGTGATTGAAGGACGCAAAAACCGGGTCATCATCAACATTGCACCCCGTATGGGCAAGTCAGAATTCAGTTCTTACCTGTTCCCAGCGTACTTTCTAGGTAAATACCCTGATAAGAAGATCATCATGGGCACGCACACCGCGTCTTTGTCAGAAGATTACGGTCGCAAGGTCCGCAATTTGATTGATAGTGAGGAATACCATGAACTTTTTCCTAAAACCGCTGTGGCAGATGACCAAAAAGCTGCTGGAAAGTGGAGTACTAGCGCTGGGGGTCAGTATTACGCTGCTGGTGTCGGCGGCGCTCTGGCTGGTAGGGGTGCCGATCTGTTTGTTGTGGATGACCCTCACTCGGAACAGGACGTAAAAGCCAACAGCCGTCTAGCGTTTGACACGGCTTGGAGTTGGTTCCAGACTGGACCTCTCCAGCGCTTGATGCCGGGGGGCGGAATCATTGTGGTGATGACCCGCTGGGGCAAACTGGACCTGACCGGGCGGCTGATCGACTACCAGACCAAGAACCCCAACTCACCCGCATGGGAGATCGTGGAGTTGCCTGCCATACTGAACGAAGGCACGGACGACGAGAAGTCCTTGTGGCCCGAGCAGTGGCCCCTGGCGGCGTTGCAGTCGGCTAAAGCCTCCATAGACCCCCAGTACTGGAACGCGCAGTACATGCAGCAGCCCACCAGCGACAACGCGGCCATCATCTCCAGAAAGAACTGGCGCATCTGGGAGCCCGAAGACCCACCCACCTGTGAGTACATCATCCAGTCCTGGGACACGGCGTTTGAAGCCAAGACCAGCGCCGACTATTCGGCTTGTACGACCTGGGGGGTGTTCTACAACGAGGAAGAGAACGATGCCGCGCAGGTCATACTGCTCGATGCGTTCAAGGACAGGATGCAGTTCCCTGAGTTGAAGGCCACCGCGCTCAAGCACTACAAGGAGTGGGAGCCAGATGCGTTCATCGTGGAGAAGAAAGCCGCAGGAGCGCCACTGATACAAGAGTTGCGCAGGATGGGCATACCCGTGCAAGAGACCAACCCCTCCAGGGGCAACGACAAAATTGTGCGGCTAAACGCGGTTGCGGACTTGTTCAGTTCAGGTACAGTCTGGGCACCAGACACACGCTGGGCCAGGGAGGTCATCGAGGAGGTGGCGTCCTTCCCCAATGGCGAGAACGATGACTACGTGGACACGACCTCTCAGGCGTTGCTGCGGTTCAGACAGGGCGGCTTCATCAGTTTGAACACCGACGAGAAAGACGACCCCATCTACTTCCGCCGTAAGGCGGCGTATTACTAAGGACAGACATGGCAACACAGAAGTTCATGGGCAAAAACCAACTGATCGACCGACTGGCGGCACAGATCGGTTCTCGGGACACTGCGCTTGAAGTTCTGCAAAAGCGGGGGCATGTTGATGCCAAAGGCAACCTGACCGCTAAAGGTAAACAACGCGATGCCATGACTGCCGAAGAGCGAGCACTGGACAGAGCAAAGACCCGCACGGGGAAACCCACATCGGCATTTAAATACAACCCGACTACAAACCGGGCCACTCTGAGAAAGAAGTACTGACATGGCAACCAATATCGACAAAGCGCTTTACCAACAGCCCCAGGGCATTGACGAGTTGGGGGAGCAAGAAGAGCCGCTTGAGATTGAGATCATCGACCCCGAGGAAGTCAACATTGAGGGTCCAGGGTTTGCGATGTCCATCCGCCCAGACGACGAAGAAGACGACACGTTCAATGACAACTTGGCCGAGGAGATGGACCAGTCTGCCTTGGAGACCCTGGCCGGGGACTTGGCAGGAGACATCGAGAACGACAAGAACTCCCGCAAGGACTGGGAGAAAGCCTACACAGAGGGATTAAAACTGTTAGGCCTCCAGTACGAGGAGCGCACGGAGCCGTGGAACGGCGCGTCTGGCGTGTTCCACCCGATGATTACCGAGGCGGTTGTGCGCTTCCAGTCTGAGACGATCACGGAGACCTTCCCCGCGCAAGGCCCGGTGCGGACCAAGATACTTGGCAAACAGACCTTGCAGAAGCAAGAAGCCGCGGTTCGCGTTGAGTTCGACATGAACTACGAGCTGACAGAGGTGATGCGTGAGTTCAGGCCCGAGCATGAGCGCATGCTGTGGAGCCTGCCAGCCACAGGTAGTGCGTTCAAAAAGGTGTACTACGACCCAAGCCTGGGGCGTCAGGTGTCGATGTTCATCCCCGCAGAAGACATCATCCTGCCCTACGGGGCCACGGACTTGGACACCTGCTACCGCGTCACCCATGTGATGCGCAAGACCAAGAACGAGGTTGTGAAACTCCAGAAAGCCGGGTTCTACCGGGACGTTGAGTTGCCCGATCCGTCCAAGGAGCAGACCAACATCCAGAAAGCCAAGGACAAAGAGACGGGGTTCAGTGACCTGAACGACGAACGCTATATCATCTTTGAGTGCCACGTTGACTTGGACCTAGACGGCTACCAAGACAAAGACGGTGACGGCGAAGAGACTGGTATCGCCTTACCATACGTAGTTACCCTAATAAAAGGGACCAACGAGGTGTTGGCCGTGCGCCGCAACTGGAAGGAAGACGATGACCTGCGACTCAAACGACAGCACTTTGTCCACTACCAATACATCCCAGGATTCGGGGCTTATGGCTTTGGTCTTTTCCACCTCATCGGCGGGTTTGCCAAGTCTGCAACCAGCATCATGCGCCAACTGGTCGATGCGGGTACGCTCTCCAACCTGCCGGGGGGACTCAAAACTAGAGGGCTTCGCATTAAGGGTGATGACACACCGATTCAACCCGGCGAGTTCAGAGACGTAGACGTTAGTTCTGGAGCGCTCAGAGACAACATCCTGCCCCTGCCGTACAAGGAGCCAAGCGGCGTTCTATACCAGTTGCTGGGCACCATCGTGGAAGAAGGCAGACGTTTTGCCGCCACGGCGGACATGAAGGTCTCGGACATGAGCGCACAAGCGCCCGTGGGCACGACCCTAGCGTTGCTTGAGCGGCAGTTGAAGGTGATGTCGGCTGTCCAGGCACGGCTGCACTACAGCTTCAAACAAGAGCTGCAACTGCTGGCTGGGTTGATTCGGGATTACACAGACCCCGAGTACGACTACGACCCCGACAAGTCCACAAGACGCGCCAAGCAAGAGGACTACAACCACGTTGACATCATCCCGGTAAGCGACCCCAACGCGGCCACCATGAGCCAGCGGGTTGTGCAGTACCAAGCCGTGATCCAGATGGCACAGATGGCCCCGGACATCTACGACTTGCCCCAGTTGCACCGCCAGATGCTGGAGGTGCTGGGCATCAAAGACGCAGACAAGCTCGTGCCCCTGCCTGATGACCAGAAGCCCAAAGACCCCGTGACTGAGAACATGGCCGCGCTCAAGATGGAGCCGCTTAAGGCGTTCTTCTACCAAGACCATGAGTCGCACATCAAGGTGCACATGATGGCCATGCAAGACCCCATCGTCATGCAGTTGAT